AAACAAGGACGAGATAAAAAACCTCGGATTTTCAAAAACCAAATTATCTAAATCACACCCAATATTATTTTAACATGAGCCAAAACACCATCCTTTTAATCGACATCGAAACCACCGGACTTGAACCCAAATCAGGCAAGATCGTGGAAGTCGGAATAGTAACACTTAACCTTGAAACCGGAGAAATAAATACAATCATGGATGTTGTATGTCACGAAACCGGAATAACCAAACAGGAAGTTGAAGAATCCTGGATCGTAAAAAACGGCTACATAACCCTGGAGGAGGTCAGGCATTCCCAAAATTTCAGCAACCTTAAACCCGTAATTCAAAAGATCATTGACTGTTATCCCACAGGAGCAACCGCTTTCAATCGGGAATTTGACTTTCGCTTTTTAAAAGATCGTGGAATAACATTTCCGAAAGAACTTCCATGCCCTATGTTACTCAGTACGGATATATGCAAGCTTCCCGGGAAATATGAGAATAAACACAAGTGGCCAAAGGCTCAGGAGGCTTATGATCATTTCTTTCCTCAGAGTGAATATAAGGAAAAGCACCGGGGAGCGGATGACGCCTTTCATGAGGCTCAGATAGTGCATGAGCTTTACAAAATTGGAGTGTTTAAAATCAATTAACAACCCGAAAACCCGGCAAGAATCTGAACGCTAATTCAGAAACACACCTTAAGCGGATAGAGTACCGGAGCTGGGTTTTCTTTAAAAACTTTACGATTATGATATTAAATGATTATAAATTCAGAGGTGAAAGCATTGAGAATAATCAATTGGTTTACGGTTATTACTCGAATATTCAACAAAAAGAGCATTACATATTACAGCCTTGCGCACTTGGCTATTACCATGTTCAAGTTAAGCCTGAAACAGTATCTCAATTTACTGGATTTAAAACAAGTAAAGGACAGGAAATCTATGAAGGGGATTTAATTCGCCAAAAACTTGAAGATAGTTTTGAACCATCCGGTTTTTATTGGTGGAAAGCCAAGGTTCAAAGACATCCAAACGGAGCATGGGTACTTATGCAACTCAGGTTTGACTATTCCAAAAGCCCGTTTGAAGAGTACACCCTGTTGATTAAAGAATGTAAAAATATTGAACTAATAAACTCTTAGCCATGCCTAAAAAACAAAAACCCCAAACCGCCCCCGGCATCAAAAGCCTCCTGATCCTTGCCAAGCACTCAGACGGCAAAGTCAGGCAAGTACTTGCAGACGAGCAAATGCAAAAACTCATTCTTGTTGCATTGGTCCAGAACTCCCCAGAGAAAAAGATTACCGTAAACGAAACCCCTCTGGATTATCTGGACTGGGAAACGCAAACCGATTTAACGAAATAGTTATGGCCAAGAAACTCAAAACCTGTGGCAACGAGGATTGCCCGTTAAAACTCAAATGTACAAGGTTTAAACCGAATGACTTTGATGTGGAGTTAAGGCCATTCTCGAATGATGGAAGGAATTATTATTGTGAATTTTTAATCCCCTGAAATTATGAAAATAAACCAAACCACAGCAGAATACCATGAAGGCCAAGGCTGCCTTTTGTGGTTCGCAATTGCAGTAGGCTTTTTATTCTGCTCAATGCTTATGATAATTGCCTTACTGATTCAGTGAGAGAAAGTGTTTTATATTTTAAAAGACAATCCAAAGCATGTTTAACACTCGCAACAAAATATCCAACAAGGATAAATACAAGAACAACCCCCGGCAGATCACTAAGAAGCAGTTCGAGCTTTTAAAGGCACACATTGAGGAGCTTGGCGATTTGTCAGGGGTCATTTATTGCCATAACAACAAAGCTTACGTTGGGGGCAACCAGCGATCAGAGGTTTTTAATGAAGCTTTGATCGAAATTATTGAGCGGTACAAAGAACCCACCAAAAACAAGACTGTTGCACACGGTTTTATCCTGTTTAATGGTGAAAAGTTCGCTTATCGGGAGGTTGTTTTCAGTAAAGAAGAGTTTGAAAAGGCGTGCATTGTGGCCAATAATGATGGGGGAAAGTGGGATTTTGACGAGCTCGCAAATTCTTGGAATGAAAATTTACTACTTGAATGGGGCATGGATATACCTGATACAAGTATTAAGGATGATCCTGATAATAAGAACTTTAAAGTAATCTTTGAAATTAAAGTTACCTGTCAGACAGAGAACGAACTGAATGATTTGTACCATGAGCTGGCAGGCAGGGGCTTCGAGTTGGAAGTTTTGAACGCAAAATAAGAATTCTAAACTCATAATATACTAAAAGATGCCACAGAACAAAAAGAGAGTTATTTTAGAACGCCGCTCAAGGGTTGCTGAAATGTACTTGCGTGGCGTGGCTCAATACAAGATAGCGGAAGAATTAGGAGTTACAGGCGGACAAGTAAGTCAGGATTTAAAAAAGCTTGCAACAGAATGGCAAACCGCTATAAACGAGAACATGGACGAGATCAAAGCCCGTGAACTCGAAAAGATCAACAAACTCGAAAAGGAGTATTACGATGCCTGGATCCGCTCTTGCGATGTAAAGACAAAGAAGTCATTCAAGAAAAAAGGCTCCACAACAAAGCTTGGTAAAGCTCTGGGAGCGGATGAAAAAGAGCAAACCCTTACTGAGGAGCAACAGATTGGAGACCCCCGATTCTTGGAAGGTGTCCGCTGGTGCATCACTAAGAGGGAGGAGATCTTTGGTTATGGAGCCGCCAAGAAAGTAGACCTAACCAGCAAAGGTGACAAGCTGCAAGGTGGAAGTGTTATAGTTCTCCCATCCAATGGGAGAGAAGTTATTGAGGAAGTTATTAATCAAGAATAAAAAACAGAATCATGAAAACAGAAATTACCCCAGAAAGACAGGAACACATTGTTAATTACCTGATGACCAACTTAAGCAAGAAAGGCGTGAAAATGTCGCATTTTGCGGAAATGTGTGGAATCGATCAGGTTTCACTCAGTAAGACCAAAAAAGAAAGTACCAGGCATTTGGTATCTGCTAATGCATGGAATCACTTGAATGTTATTTATGAACAAAAGTCTTTTGATGAAGTAATGCAAGGGGCTTGCGTAAGGTTTACTCCATCAAAAGGAGTCAGAAAGGAAGTTATTGAAAAACAAAGAAAGGTCACTGAGGAACTTATGCTTAAACCCTCCTCCTTCGAGAAAAATAGACGGTTAGAAGCTGAAAAGTTTGAGAAAATGAGGCAAGAGGTTAAGCATGAGGAAAAAACTATCGAAATGCCTGAACCCGAAAAGCTTATTGCAGAGGCCGAAAATCAGGAGCTTGCAGAGATGAGTATTAAAAAGATTCCTGATACAAAGCCTGCCCTGAATAACTTTCCTTCCGCTCAATTAGATAACCTTCATGAATCAGAAATGAATCAATGGAAAGAGCGGAACGCATCATTACCAGACTCAGCTATTTCTATCGGCATGGCCATTGACGCCCTGATTAAAGCGGGTGCAAAGATTAATGTTAGTTTGGAGGTATAACAACTCAGAATGCCTGATGAAATCCAAAGAATCGAACCTCAGGAAGGTTTTCAATCTCAGTTCCTAAGTTCCCCCGCCGACATCGTTATCGGGGGATCAGGGGCGGGAGTTGGAAAGACTTACGCCCTTCTTATGGAATGCCTTCGAAACATTCATGTAAAAAAGTTTTCAGCAGTAGTTTTCAGAAGGACTTACCCACAGGTACAATCCCCCGGCGGCCTTTGGGATACTTCAATGGGTCTTTTTTCCAATATCGAAGGATCCTCTCCTTCAGAATCCAATTACAAGTGGAAATTCTCATCAGGCGCAAAGGTGAAATTCTCCCATCTCGAGTACGAAAAGAATATTCTGGACTGGCAAGGTTCACAGATAAGCCTTATTTGTTTTGATGAACTGACACACTTTACAGAAAAGATGTTCTTTTATCTGTTATCACGTAACCGATCCACCTGTGGAGTTAAACCATACGTTAGAGCAACCTGTAATCCGGATCCTGACAGCTGGGTGGCAAAGTTCATAGAGTGGTGGATCGATCAGGAGTCAGGCTTTCCCATCCGGGAGCGTGAAGGGAAAATCAGGTATTTCATAAAAGACGTGGATTCATACGTTTGGGGAGATACAAAGCAGGAGGTTCTTGCAAAGGTCCCACACCTGATTAAACCAATCATGGAAGCGGATCCCACTATCAACGTGCTTGACCTTATCAAATCCGTTACCTTCATTACCGGATCGATCTATCAGAACGTCGAGCTGATGAAAAAAGACCCGGGATATTTAGCGAACCTCCTTTCCCAGGATGAGGCGACCCGCTCCCAGCTTCTGGATGGAAACTGGAAGATCAGGATTGAAGGATCGGATCTGATCAACTATGTTAAAATGAAGGATGCCTTCGGTAACTCATTTGTTTCCCGGGGCCTGAAATGCATCACTTCAGATATTGCCTTTGAGGGTTCCGATCTCTTCCTTGTTGGGGTCTGGGATGGAAGAAGGCTCATAGATCTGTTTCACATGGAAAAATCCAAGGGGGACGATGTGATAAACCTTTTACGAAAAGTTGCCAAGGATTACGGGATTCCTCAGAGCCACATTGTTTATGACGATGACGGGATAGGGGCTTTTATTACGGGATTCATAAAAAATGCCCGGTCCTTCAATGGAGGAACTAAGGCAAGGAAGGGACAGAACTACACCAATTTGAAAAGCCAGTGCTATTTCAAGCTTGCCGAAAGGATCAACAATGACGAGTATTACATCTCTCCCGAAATCGCAAAGAAAGTAATCAAAGGTAAAACCGTCGAGCAGCATATCATGGAGGAACGCCGGGCAATCAAAAAGCACAAACCCGACAATGATGGCAAGCTCTCAGTGATCCCAAAAGAGCAAATGAAAAACATCATAGGCCATTCACCCGACTTTATGGATACCCTCATGATGCGGGAATATTTTGAATTTATTACTCTCGAAAACCCATCGGTACCAATCTCAAAGAGCGCATACGGTCTTCATTAAATCCCGACTTTATATTTTAAACTAAATATAAGTATGCCCTCATTCTTAGCTTTACAAGAATCCCTCCAAGGGGATGTTGTCAAATTAATCAAAGCTTTATCGGTTGACACTCAGGAAACCCGTGAAACAGAGCTCTACATTAAAGAGTATGAAGGTGAAAGAACCCGCAGAACCAAAAGCGTTGGTCTTAAACCAAACAAGACAGTCACGGTTTATAACGAAAACGAGGCAACCGGTGAAGTAACCAAAGGAGAAACAAAAACGGTTATCACAGCCAAACTTGTACTGCCATTCCCGAAAAAGATTGTTCGCACCCGGGTTCACTTCCTGTTTGGCGGTAAAATGGTTGTTTCCGCTGCCAATGCTCAGGATGCTATTGTGGACTTTAAAAAACAGTGGTCCTCAAGTCTTAAGATGCAGAATGTTCTCAAAGAACTTGCCCGTACCTGCATGATCGAAACCAAGGCAGCTGTGATATTCTACCCGGCAACTGTAACTGTTAACGGTAAGGCAGAAGTGAAGCTTCGGGCTCAGATCTTAAATAAGGCAAAAGGAGATTTCTACCCTCATTTTGACGATTACGGGGATATGGACGCTTTTTTATACCTCTACAAAGCACTCACAGCCGAAGCCAAAGCAGTAGAAAAGGCAAGGATCTACACCGCTGACACTATTTTCACTTACATTAAGGACGGAGGAGCATGGAAAGAGGATGATACAGATCCAGAAACACCAGCTGTAAACAAACACACCTTTGGAAAGATTCCGGTTGTTTATGTGGAACAGAAGGAGCCTGAATGGGAATCCATTACCACAATGATGGATAATTTTGAAAACCGTATTTCCCGCCTGGCTGATACGAATGATTATTTCTCTGAGCCACTTCTTAAAATCTTTGGTAAAGCCTCCAAGCTCCCGGGTAAAGAAGAGGTCGGAAAAGTACTTGAATTCGATATGAATGAGGATGCCGATGGAAAACAAAGCCACGGGGATGCTGAATATGCTACATGGGATGATTCTCCTGAATCTATAAAGCTGGATCTAACAACCTCATGGGATTCGATATTTTCTATGACCAGTACTCCTGACTTATCATTCAACAACATCAAAGGAATCGGTAATGTTTCAGGGGTTTCCTTGAAACTTATGTTTCTGGATGCGTTTATAGCCAGAGGGGAAAAGATGGAGATTTTTGATCCGGCACTCAGAAGGTGTATTTCGGTAGTTATTTCCGGAATGGAGAATTATTCCAACATCAAAATGAAAGGGGATGTGTCAATAGATGACATAGAAGTATCATTTACTGATA